GGACCATGCTGCTGGCGCGGTCCGCGCCCGCCGAACCGGCGCCGCATTCCTTCGCATCGTCGAATGACACCGGGGAATATTCGGCACCGTCCGCGCTGTTCGACTTCTCGATCGTCGATCTGGCGGACAGCGCGTTTCGTATTCAGCTGGCCGGTAACGAGACCGGCACCCGCCGGTTGACGATGGAGGCGTTGAATGGCTCGGCGTTCACGATCGTCGAGTATCGCGATGGCACCCGTTACGACACCGGCAATTCCAACGTCCGCTACAATGGCGGAACATGGCCGCGCGACGTGCTGGTACGCAAGACGGCGGCCGGCATCCGGATTTTCATCGACGATATGGAGACGCCGCGGCTCAACCTGCGGTTCGGCGTCGACATTACCGATTACGGTGGCGTCATCCGCGCCCGCAATACCTTTGGCAGTGCCGCTTTCTTCGCCTCGGCCGAAGTCAAGCCGACGTCGCTGGTCACCGATCGGATCGTGTTGTCCGGTACGAAGCTGGAAGACAGCGGCGTCATCAGCACCGGCATCGACTATTATATCGACACCGCGGACTATCTGACGGCCGAGCTGCAAAGCCCGAGTGGCGAGGTCCTGATCCCGGCCGCGCCGTACAGGATCGTGTCGAACGAGGTCGCCGGCTTCGCCACCATGGTCACGCCCTGGACTGTGCCCGATATCCGCAAGGGCACGCGCGTGCGGCTGGTGACGCGCCAGGCCGGCGACCCGGCAAAGATCGACACCGTCGAATTGACGGTGCCGGGCAAGGTTGCCGAGTTCGGCACCAACATCATGGGAATATCAGGCGCCGGCCGCCCGCGTCGGGTCCACAGCAACATGATGGTCCAGGGCACCTGGCTCGACATGGAAGGGGCGGGCTTCGTAGGGAAGAACAGGCCCGGTTACACCGACGCGGACGGCTACCCGCTGAAGAAGAACATGACGTTCTTCTATCCGTTTCCCGACGAACAGAAGCAGCGGATCACGCTGGAACTGAAGTACACACAAGGAAGCATGACGATCGTACATGGTGACATGGGCGGATCGGGCTGCATCTATAACTCGCCCACCATTCGCAAGACGGGCGAGCGGTCATGGGAGTGGGAGGTCGAGGTCGATCGTTCTGTGGCGACGATCGCGGAACGGGCTGGCCGGTTCCTGATCACGGCGCTCGATCCCGCCGATCCGCCCAAGGGCATCACGCTGGGTCGCAAGGGTGTCGAGGATTTCAGTCAGTGGTTCCTGCCCGAGTTCATCGCGGAGGCAGCCAAGATCCCCGGCCGTGCCCGCTTCATGGACTGCATCGGCACGAACGGGCCGGTTTATCTCGAAGGAACGACGATCGACTGGACGAAGCGCGAGAAGCAGACCGGCATCTGTCATAACTGGTGCTGGGAAGACTTCCTCGAATTCTGCAATCGCACCGGCCGCGGCATGACCCTCAACGTCAATGCGGCGTGGCTCTACGAGAATGGCGGACTGGACTACTACAACCGTGTTCTCGACATGGTGTACAACGGCACGGACGCCTACTTCCATACCCCCGGCTATACCGCCGCAAACGGTGTCGAGCATACCATCGGCGTCGAGGTCGGCAACGAACCCGGCAATGGCGGTTTCGGCGGCAAGGGTCATTACCACTATTACATCCACGTGGCGCAGCGCTTGCGTCGTGACAAGAATGGTGAGGGCCCTACCGTCCTGAACGAGCGGTGCATCGCGCAGATCGCGGCCATGAAGATCCTGCAGGCTCGCATTCCCGACTGGCGCGCCCGGACGAAGCGCGTCCTGGGCACGATGATTGCCAGCACCGACTATCAGAACATGCGCCTGGAAACCGAATGGTTGAAGGAGGATGGCGCGGCCAACTATGTCGATGTCGTCGCGGTCGCACCATACATCCCCAACGACCCCGCAAGTGGCGGCCAGGCGGCAAACGTACCCGACAAGTCGCCGGCGGGCATCTATACCTATATGAAGCGCGTGGTGGAGACGAACATCGATCCACTGCTCGACTTCCATGTCGGGCTGGCGGTGCGCGATGGTTACGGTCACGAAATCTACGAGGTGAATGAGAGCATTCCCTCGCTCGGTTTGACGCTGGCCGAGAACCTTGCGTGGCAGAAGTCGCCGCTGCGATACCAGCTCTGGTCTGAAACGATCATCCCGGTGCTGACCAAACATGGCGGCGACATTTCGCTCTATGGTGACGTGTCGAACCTCTACAGCAGCAATACCCAGCAGTGGGGCTTCGAAAGCATTCCGAACTCGGACTACAACCAGTCATGGGATGCCGTGGTCGACTGGTCTGCCGCGCACCGCAATTGACGATGGGATGCCTACGGTTAATCCCCGCCATAGGCACTCCAACGCCGACAGGGAGAATATCACAATGAGATACGCATTCGCCGCGATCGCGGCCACGGTGATCACCGCCTCACCCGCCGCGGCGGCCACGATCGTGCAGACAGCATCCAGTGGGAACGGCCCGGCTTATGTGGCCCGGTTCGACACGACGATCGGTACACTGACCAAGGTGACGGTCGAGTCCTCGTATTTCTATCGGGTCTACCTCAAATACGCCCCGATCATGGGTGTTCCTGTGGTATCGGCGACGGGCACGCTGGGATCGGCGGCAACCGGCCTCTATGACTTTACCGGCGCTTATCAGTCGGTCGGACAAACGATGTACAATGTGTCGGTGCAGCTGTCCGGCACCGCCCAGGGTGTGACCACCTCGGATTTCGGCCAATTCACCTCCTTGCCCTTTGTGGCACTTTACGGAGCGCTGGGCAGCGCTTCGCGCTTCGAGGTGGATGGCGAGGAAGTCGAAGTGGCTGGCATCGGCTTCCCCGGCGATACCAGCGGTCGCTTCACCGTCACCTATGAATTCACGCCTGCGGTCCCCGAACCCGGCACCTGGGCGCTGATGCTCGCCGGCTTCGCAATGACCGGCTATGCGCTGCGCCGTCGCCGCGCCGTGGTCGCCTTCGCCTGATCGGGCCGGTGGCCCGGTCGCACGGCCGGGCCACCGCCACAACACGACCCCCTTGCGCCCGCTGTGGACGCCCGTGATCGTCCGGCCATGCGCAAACCCGAACAGCTCCGCCGCCTCCTGCTTCGCGCCGTTCCCGGCCTCGCCGACGCACCCGAGCGTCTCGCCCTCTACGTCGACGAAGGCCGTATCGCCGCTCGCGCCGGCGCGTCGCTGTCGTTCGAATATCGCTACACCGCCAATCTGGTCATCCAGGACTATGCCGGCGATCGGAACGCCGTCGTCGTGCCGTTGCTTGCCTGGATCGCCGAGGCCGAACCGGATCTGCTCGCCAAGCCGGATAGCGAGCCGTTCACCTTCGAAGCCGAGCTGCTTCAGGATGACGCGGTCGACCTGTCGATCACGCTCCAGCTGACCGAGCGCGTTGCCGTCGTGCCCGGTGCCGATGGCGGCTACGAGGTCCGCCATCTCGACGAACCGCCTGCCGATGCCGATCGCTTCGACGGGATCTGCGGAGTCATCCTGCGCCGGCTCCATCTGGACGACGTGTCCGCCGACATCGTCACCCCGATCCCGGCATGAGCGACGGCCTCGACGACATCGAGCAGCTGGCCGGCACGCTGCTGCGCAAGGTCGGTGCGGCCGAACGCCGCAAGCTGCTCCGCGGCGTGGCACGCGAAATCCGCGCCAGCCAGACCGCCCGCATCGCCGCCCAGCGCGAACCGGACGGTGAAGCGTTCGCACCGCGCAAGCCGAGACGAGCGGACACGGTCGGCGCCTTCACCGTCAAGTTCCTCTATCCCAAAGGTGCAGTGGAGCCGCGCAAGGTCTTCATGAAGTCATGGGTCCGGCAGGGGCCGCTGCTCACCGGCTTCGATGTCGAGGCGGGCGGCATCCGGTCGTTCTTCTGGGACAGGGTCGACCAGTGGTTGCCGGTTGAGGCGGACGAACAGACCAGGTCGGGCGGCAAGTTCCGCCGGCAGGGCAAGGTGCGCCAGCGGGCGATGTTCACGAAGCTGCGCAACGGCAAGTCGCTGCGCGCCGCTTCCACCGCCGACGAGGCGTGGATCGGCTGGATCGGCTCGGCCGCGCGCGTCGCCCGCGTCCACCAGAACGGCGCGATCGACAAGCCGTCCGTGAAGGCAAAACCGGTCCGCTATGCTCGCCGCGTCCTGCTCGGCCTCACCACCGCCGAACGCGGGCTGCTGGTCGACCGGGTGCTGGAGCACCTTGCGGGATAATGTATAACGATGCCGTCGCGCATAGCTGGAATTGGTCGAGTGCGCCGATAGTCTTGATTTGGGACAGTATGACTATAAAGGCCCGAGTCCTTTAATTGAAATTTTACCATGAGCTATTAAGACGCCCTTAGGTACTGGGGGTATCTTCAAATGTCGGGCGTGATCAAAGCTGATTTAGGCTATGCTGTCGTACGGTCGACAGCGGTCAGGATTCCGGCATTGACCGGCATTCGTGGCGTTGCAGCGGTTTGGGTTGTCCTGTTTCACCTGCTTGCGGTCGCATCGGTCGGCAACGTAGATGCCTTTACCAATATCCCGATAGTCAGAAGCGGCCATCTCTCGGTCGATATGTTCTTTGTGCTGTCAGGATTTGTCTTGGCAATGACCTTTGGCCAAGCCTTTGCACAACCATCATGGCCCGCATTAAGGGACTTCTGGATTGGCCGCGTCTTTCGGATATTACCCATCCATTGGACCGCGCTTGCATTATATGTAGGGCTATACGCCCTATTGGGCAGCGATCTTGTCATGACCCAGCGCCATGATGCTGCGTCGTTGCTGGCATCTGCATTACTCGTCCAAAGCTGGCTGTTTATGCCTAAATCGTGGAACCTCCCGGCATGGTCGCTTAGTGCCGAGTGGCTGGCCTATATCGCTTTCCCGGCGATGATCATGATTTCGGCAAAGGCAAACAATCCGTCTCGGATTATCGGCGCATCACTATCTCTTTTCGGCGTGTTGATTGCCGCCTGCTGGTTTGCTGGCGACATATCCCTCGACCACATTCGAAGCTTGGGTCTTGCGCGGTGCCTTATCGAGTTCCCCATTGGGATAATGATGTATCGTCTATGGAAACAACGAGACATCCGGGCGGACCAGGCAGATAAAATCCTGCTTTTCGGGCTCCTTCTTTTGGGCGTTGCCATGACCCGGCCCGTCTTCGACCTTATCGCCGTGCCGGCCTTTGCCATGATCGTGCTGGCATCGGCCAGCAAATCACCTCTGGCAGAAGCGGCCATGGGTAATCGCGTCGCTGTGTTTTTGGGTGAAATCTCCTTCTCTGCGTACATCTTGCACTGGATCATGATCGAACTGGCGGCCTACCTGATCGTGACCAAGGGTGTTGCAGGCGTGGATGCGGCATGGGTCTTTGCAATCGGCTTTGCAGCCGTTTGGCCGATCGCTTGGTTGAGCTGGCGGTATATCGAATTACCGTCACAGCGCTTTGGCAAAGCACTGCTTCGCCATCGCAGCACTGGACATCTCCGCAGCTACCGCGTCGCCGATATTCTTGAACTTGCCGACGTCCGGCGGAGGGTGTTCGGCCGGGTGACTGGTGCGTGAAATGAGCACCGGCAAGAGCGCTTGATCAAAGCGGACTTGATATCCGCTGCTACGAACGGCTTCCTTGTCGGGCCTTATGGAATAGACCACGTCCTTCTTGGCCCCACCACCGCCGAATGCCGCGTGATGGCGCATCTTGCCGACTGACGAAAAGATGCCTCGCCGATATTGGCGAGGCATCCACACCATGGGAGCGTCATGGGGGTCAGACCATACCCCTCGTCGTTGATCAGTTGCTGTCAGAGTCGTCGTCTTCATGATCGATGATCAGGTACGTCGCCCCGGCGATGATGCCAGCGCCGATCAACAGAGGAACGATACCAACGCCGCCGGCGCCGAGCTTGCTGTTCTTCGTCGTAGCCGACCCTGCACGCGCCGACTTTGCAACCGACAGTGACGATGCCGACTTTACCGGAGCGGCACTTGCGGCAACCGGCGCTGCGATGAGCGCGAAGCCGGCCGAAGCCATCGCAAGGTTTTTGAACATGATATTCTCCCAGTCTGCAACAGAACGTTGCGCTTAGTGAACAATCGATATGGACCGTAGTTCAATCAGGTCACCGGCATACGACTGGCAAAACAACCGCAATACCGACGTACGTAACCCGCTGACTTGTGTTGTGGCGACCGTCCCCACAACACGACACCCTGTAAACCGGCAGGCGCCCCCGCGACCACGGCAGCATGGTCGATCTTGCCGCCTATACCCCCGTCGATCTGTCCCGCCTGCCCGCGCCGACGGTGATCGAGCCGCTGTCCTACGAGCAGATCTACGCCGCGATGCTGGCGGATCTGCGCGCCCTCCTGCCCGCCTTCGACGCGACCGTCGAATCGGACCCGGCGGTTATGCTGCTCCAGGTGGCGGCATGGCGCGAGTTCATGCTCCGCGCCCGCGTCAACGATGCGGCGAGGGCCGTCATGCCCGCCTACGCGATCGCCGCGGATCTTGATCACCTCGCCGCCCTCTACGGCGTGACCCGCAAGACCCTCGATCCCGGCGACGCCACCCGCGGCGTCGCGCCGACGCTGGAAAGCGACGATGACTTCCGGCGCCGGATGGTGCTGGCGCCCGAGGGCTATTCCGTTGCCGGTCCCGAAGGTGCCTATATCTATCACGCGCTGACCGCCGCGGCGGACGTGCTCGACGCCAGCGCCACCAGCCCGGCGCCGGGCGAGGTGCTGGTCACCATCCTGTCGCGCACCGGTGACGGCAGCGCCGGTGCTGACTTGGTCGCGGCGGTCGCCCGCTACCTGTCCGCCGACACCCGCCGACCGATGACCGACCACGTTACGGTCCGTTCCGCGCAAATCCTGCGCTACGCGATCGACGCCACCGTCACCACCTTCCCCGGTCCCGATGCCGCGATCGTGCTGGCCGCCGGCCGGCGCCGGCTCGATGCCTATGTCGCCGCCTGTCATCTGCTCGGCCGCGACGTGACCCGCTCGGGGATCTTCGGCGCCCTCCATATCGACGGCGTCGTCAATGTGGACGTAGCCAGTCCGGCCGCGGACCTGGTGATCGACCGGACCCAGGCGAGCTGGTGCACCGGCATCACCGTCACCCATGCCGGCACCGGCGAATGACCCTGCTGCCGCCCAACACCAGCGCGATCGAGCGCGCGATCGAGGCGACCACCGCCCGCCTGTCGGACGTGCCGGTGCCGCTGCGCCAGCTCGCCGACCCCGACACCTGCCCGATGGCGCTGCTGCCCTATCTCGCCTGGGCGCTGTCGATCGACACTTGGGACAGCGACTGGCCCGAGGCGGTGAAGCGCAACCGGGTGCGATCGGCGATTGATATTCAGCGCCGCAAGGGCACCGCCTCGTCGGTGCGCGATGTCGTCGCCAGCTTCGGCGGCAGTCTGGCGCTTCGCGAATGGTGGCAGATGGCGCCCGCCGGCGATCCCCACACCTTCGCGCTGGTGCTGGCACTGGAGGGCATCGTGCCGCCCGCGCGCAAGGCCGCCTATGTCGACCAGGTCATCGCCGAGGTCCGCCGCACCAAGCCGGTTCGCTCCCACTTCACCTTCACCCAGGCGCTGTCCGCGACCGGCGGGCTTCAGGCGGTCGCTGCCGCCCGGCCTGCCGTCGTCGTCCGCCTCGCCCTGTCCGCCTGACCACGCCCCCCCTGACCGGAAACCCGCATGGCCCTGATCCTCACCATCACCAACGCCGGCCGCGCCGCCCTCCGCACCGCCGATGCCAGCGGCACCCGCGCGGTCCGCATCGCATCGGTCGGGGTTTCCGCTGCCGCCCTGGCCGCCACCGCCGCCACCGCCGCCCTGCCCGGCGAGATCAAGCGCATCACCACCGTGTCGGG